AATTCCAGAGCTGCATCATAACCACTAGGAGAAAATATTCTAGCATAAACATTATCAATTGTTCCAGCCGTAGGGCCTGATGGTGCTGCATAATCTCCAGTACCTTTAATTTCTAAATATCTTACTGGATTTGTCGTATTTAAACCAATTCTATATCTTTCATCTTCATATAAAGCAGAATGAATTAATCTAGTTGTGTATTCTTGCCCGGATCCACTAAATTTAGGAATATAACCACTTATCCCAGAACCTCTTAGCTCATCTCTAAAAAATGTATTATATGCAGCATCAATCGCCCCAGTAGTAAAAATTATTGAATCAGACCAATCTGAAGTATTTCTTCCATGCACACTTCTAATTTTTAATTCATAATTTGTTGAATTATTTATTGGTACAATACAATATGGTTCTATTACAGAAACAACAGTAGATTGCCCAGTAAAACCTTCTCCCGTCCCGGTAGGGTAAGCAAAATCTATCCTTTCGGCTATTAAGTTTCCTGTTATTTTATTTTGATATTCGATTCCAGATACATTTCTATTTCCAGTGCTATGATCGTATGTGTAAAACCCCGAGTAAGAGCCTTTTTCTGGATAATAAACAAATTGAAAATTTTCAGGGTCGTAACTATAATTTAAGAAAAGTTTGTTTGTATCTAAAGATCCACCAGATACATATATTGTATCATATTGTTGACTTCCAGTAACAAATAGCTCATATTCACCTGTTGCATATAACCCAGATTTAATTATATTTCTTTTGTTTAATTTTACTACGTGATCTACCCACTGTATTCCACTTAAACCAGAAGGAGAAAAAACTGGACTATAATTCAAACCAGAATAATATCTATTTTTATTAATATCATCATAAAGATCATCAGCTGGAGTCCCTGAGTAAAGATACCCAGTTCCTTGGTCTATGGCTATGATATCATTTTTTGGATAAATATATTGAAAATTTATTTTATTCGGCTCGTATACCTTATCTTTCTCCCCACTTTGAAGAACCGATATTTGATACGTAGTTGTAGAATTATTTTTAGGAGCAGCCCAATGTAAAAACAATTTACTATTAACATGATTATTAAACTCATTATAATCAGATAATATTCCACCAGTTATTATATAAGGTTTTTGCTCAGAATAAAATTGAGATAAAGAGGGCGTTTGTATAAAACCTATATTAAATAAGTTTCCTGTTCCGTAATTATCATGAGGCAATAATTTATAATAAAAATGGTTTTTAACTCCTGGAGAAAACCCCATATCACTATTATTATAAAATGTTTTTTTATAATAAAGAAAATCTGGGTCTTGAAAAGCGGCACCAGTAAATGGTAGAGTAGAATACAAAAGTTCATATTTATTAAAAAACTGTAAATTAGAACCTTTGGGATAAAAAGATATTTTTTTATCAATGTTAACATCTACACCAGTCAAAGACGCTCTTTCGTATTTCAATCTTGCTACTACAGAAGTGTTATTATCATTTAAATCTACTAATGACAATCTCAATGCAAAATCAGTCAATTTTGAGGGTTCATTAAAAACCTGAGAGGATAAAGTTTGTAAATTAAAATTATTTTGTTCTATATTAAACGAATTAGCAGCTCTAGATAAAATGTAAGAATTTAAAACAAAACCATCTACAGTCATCAAATCCAACGTAAGACTTTTGATATATCTTACATCTTCTAACGAATCTTGTGTTTCAGTGTTATAAAACTCCCATTTAATAACATTTTCATGAAAATTATTTAAAACCCCACTAATAGAAGAAGTGACAGGAATAGAGCTATTATAAAACGTATCAGCTTCCGTAGTAAAAAAATTTCCAGTTAAATTTCTTATTCCTACATTGAAATTTTCAATTTGTGACTCGTCGTTAAATAACATTATAAAAGCTCCTTGTTTTTACCTATTCTATACACTAATGTTTCAAGCGTTACATTTTCTCGTATTTTGTTAGGTATAGCTATATTAAAAGTCTCTTTAACATCAGTTTTATACCACCTAAATGTAATTCTTCTCCCACATATTATAAGAGAAACTAACAACCCTTCCGTTTCATCAAATTGTTGTTGCGTTATAGCCCCTGACCTCAAAGCTTGATTTAAAGCTCGTGATGGATTAAATATATAAGATCTAAAAATTAAATCAAAACTTACTCCTATAGATTTTTCGGCTTGTACATAGTGATCTACAGGAGCTTGAAAAGGTTGGGAGCCGTCATTTCCATTAAATAAAGCTCTAAAAACAGCACGTCCTGCTTGTTCACTTACTTTATCTGCTGCATCTAAAAGTTCTTGAGGCTGAAAGTCTGATTGAGATAAAACTTCTAAAGAATTTTCATCTTCCACAAGAGTTGGCAACTCTAAAGCTTCATTAAAATCAATGTGATCAAATTTACTTCTATTATATTGTGTTGCTTCTATTTCAAATTCAAAATCAGGTTTTTCTTTTATAGAAGACACCCTAAAAGGTAAATTGTAATTTAAATCAGATCCGACCGCTTCCTCAAAAAACCATAAAGTAAATCTTTGTATCTGCGCAAAAGCTTTTCTATCTTTTTGGTTTGTAATGAATACTTTTATTTGAGTCCTAAAATCATCATCAGTTTCAGAAATTTCGACTTCATCTACTTTCAAATAGTGTATATAAGACTTTTTTGTTCCTTTTATTTTAGCTTTTTCAAATTCATCCGTAGTAGAAGTGACAACCTGAAAACCAACAATATCATTAGGTTGTATAAAATCATATCTATTGTCTAAAGTAATTATATGACCAATAGACGGATCAAACTGTGTCCTAACCACCCTACCAGCTTTAGGACCAGCAGTTTTAAATCTATCTGAAATTGTAATAACATCTCCTACATCTAAAAATAAAGCTTCTTGGCTAGTTGTGAAAGATACTAATTCTGTTTCTACTTGATTCGTTATTAAGAACCATTTTCCAACTCTTCTAGCTTGCCCTATTGAAGTTATACCAAAACCTAAAATTTCTTTTTCTATATATCCATAATCTCTAATAGCTTTATAATCTTCTACATATACAGTTTTATCTCTATAATTATCTGATGCATCACTATAGGTAACTTTACAAACAGTAAATTTTGTATCTCTACCAGCACTAAAATAATTAAAAATTCCATTCTTTACATTAGCGTTTGTAAAAGAATAAACTGGATCTTTTTTCTTATCTGTTGTAACGTTAACTGAAAAATTATTCCAATACGAGATGCCTCTAAAACAAGAAGCAATATTATTTATCAAATCAAATATTTCAGTAGGGTCTTGTAAATAAATATTGCAAGAAAATCTTGATTCTAATAAATTTGAAAATCCGCGTGAATTAAAAACAACGCTCATCTCAGCTGATTGTGTAATATAATTATCTGAAACATATCTAGGTATTACAGGTAACTCGCTATCAGCAAAATTCATATTGCTATAATTTTTATCCCCCCTAATAAAGGCTGCTACTTGATAAACAAATGTTGTTGCTTGTGCACCTAATGAAAAAAATGTCGCATCACCACGATTAACATTAAGTCTGGGAACATCACGACCATAAGGATTTTTATTTTTTGCAGCCGAATAAATCGGACCCATAAATTCTTGTTCAGTGATGGCTCCTTTTCCCAAACCTGACCTTAATTCTGTTATATACCTTTTAGCACCATCAAAAGAACCCATGATTTTTTCAGCTCTTATTAGTTTTCCTACAGTAATATTCGGAGAGCTAGGATTAGAATCTAATATTACAGCTTCATAATTTTTATATTCTATCTCGCCTTCATCATTTGTATATCCTACATTTATAATAGATACTACGTAAATCCGATAATCCACATTAACGGATGGGTCGTTTATAGAAGGAAATGCAGCACTCCACTGCCTAGCAGCCAGACTTTGATCACCAGATAACGGGTTTGCAAACCAAATGTTATTTGGATTTATCGTTCTGACTTTTACTGGTTCATAAAGACTTCTTCCTCTAGTTTGAACTTTTTCGTCACAATATTTAGCTAGTTCATAAATCGACCATTTATTTAAATACCATGAATCACTAGTAAATCTTCCCACTCCATATCTATTATTAGTTACTATGTCATATAAAATCCAAGCAGGGTTATTAGTCCATTGAAGGCTTGAACTGAAATTACCATCCCATTCCCCAAAATACGTTTTTGTTTCTGCATCATAATTATTAGGAACTTTAACCTTCAAAAGTTTCATCATATAACTTCTGTTTGGTACTTGAGAAACATTTCTCGAATCAATAATATTATGTATATAAGCGGAATTAGGGTAACTAAATCTAGATTTTTGATACTCAGTAATTTTGACTAAAGTAAGATCTCTTTTATCTCGTGTATAAGTCATAGGTATTTTTTTAGATATATTAAAAACCTTAATTATAAGAACTCTGCTCTCAATTGCGTCTACTAAATTTAAATTTAAATCAAATTCATAAGGAGAAGTACAACCTCCTGATAACCTAGCAAGAACAATAGCAAATGGCCTGTCATCACCTAAATACGATATAGTAACTGCTATATCTTGGTCTTTTGCTATAAGGGCTCCGTTCTTTTTTCTCATGTGGTATAATGCGCCTTGTTGAAAAGTAATACTTACATATCCTACATTCATATCATTAACTTCATGAGCAACACCAAAACCTCTTCTAAATGTGTCATCATCTAATAGTTTTTCTATATCCTTAAATTCTGCGTTACCTCCATAAAGAATAGGATACCTATCGTCTTGCCTAAGGAAAACAAAAGGCCTATTAGTCATGTCAGGTAAGGGGCCTGGAGCAATGTCTCCTGCACTAGCAAATATAGCTGAAAGAACGGTATCAGAAACAAAGTCCCTTCTCACAGGATATAGTTTTTTACTATAGTCAGTCATTATTCCGACATTAAAAGGGCTAAAAGGGATATCACTTATGTTTGTCCCAAATCTGGTATAAGCCTCATCTTCAGATTCAGCAGTTGAAACTTGACTATCACCGAAACTATAACCTGCGTCATACCTTATAGAAACTCCGTTCCAATTGATTTGATTTGTATAAGTATCTTTAACTGGAATATCATTATAAAAAACGGCTTTAAATATTTCTTCACTGCTGTCAATACTTTCAATCGTAGGATCAATATCTATGTCAAATCCCATATCATCTACAAACCCTCTAATAGGCCCTTCTCCTATCAAGTCTGTAATTACCATCTTGGAAGCGGACTCTAGTAGAGATGTTGCTGCTTTTTTCTTAAATCCGAAAATTTTCCCTTGATTGCATTGACTAAGTAAATAATCTCCAGGAGTAGGCTCTAGATTCAATGTCCTCCTCATATCGGACGTCCCTTGGGTATATGGTTCGGACGAAAAGACTGAAGCAGACGGTCGAAAAGGTCTGTTATTTCTATTATTAGAATAAAATGTATCTGCCATAATATTATTAAGTTGTGGCTGATGTTGTATCAAAAGTGTATTGTGTCACATTTACCACAGGGGGAGCTATCCTTAACATTCCGTAACCCAATGGAACAGGAGTATTTCTCGCCGCCGTATTGACCTTGCCTTTTAATATGTACGAAGCAGTTTTGACATTTTTAGGGTCATCTTGGCCCATCATTTTTGCCATTAAATAAGAAACAGCCATACTTATAGCTATCATAATTATCACTTTAACAACAAAAATTACTATACTAACTGGATCTGCTAATGCAACTACAGGTATAACTTCTATTTTTTTTGCGTTTTTAAAAGCGTGTTCTAGATTATCTGCTTCGATTGTTTTACCGTCTATGACAAAAAAACATCCTGTTAATTTTTTTTTCATCAACTTTCGAAATTTTCTATAGATAGGTACGTTAGCCTGAAGATACTGACAAACTTCAAACCAAGAACTAACTTCTAAAAATCTAGGCTCCTTGCCCAACTTCTTCAAAATTCCATAAAAAACTATCTCTTTCATTTTTATTATTTACACTTAAAAATTTGTGTTTATCTAATACATATACCAAAATAGGTAAATCATAAACTTCTACAAAATTTAAATCAGACTCAGACAGCTCATCGCTAAAAAGGTGAGAATGAAAACAAAAAAGAATATCATCTTTTTTATTAATTATGTCTAGATAAAAATCTGGCCCAGGCACAAAAAAGTTTGAATTTAATTCTAATGGCTCAAAATATTTTATATCAAAATTTTTATTAACATACCCTCCCGCCTCGAAAGGATCATTTCTGTGGCAATACTTAGCTATTTTAGTATATAAAAAATTATGTTCTGTATTCATAAGGTCTAGTTCCAGGAAAACCACCGTAAGGTAATCTTATAGAAGATTTATCTACGTCTCTAGGAGCACTAATCTCCCACCTTAACCTGCATCCATAAAGATTTTTTGCGCATTCATCTTGAACCCAGTATTCTCGATTAAGCTTAGGGTTTTTATTTGCTGAACTAGTATGCGATTTAAGACACACAAACACAGATTTTATACCATCATTGCTTGATTCTTGCACAATTTCTCCCTCAAAATCATAAGCGAAAATAAGCTGCATATAAACATAATTCCCTGGAGCATAACTTACCCCTGGTTGCCACTGACCTCTGTTTGACAGATTTAATCTATAATCTGTAAGGAACGTTTTATTTTCAGCATCAGCGATTGGTTCCCCTCCAAATCGAGCCGGAAATCCGCTTTCCGTTTTAGCGAAATTTTTTCTACTACCCCAACAACATCCTTCACCTCTATAAAAAAAATCGCACAAATTATCATTTATTTTTCTAGCAGGAAGCCTTAAGTTTTCTAAATCTAAAGGAGACGCAAGCTCTAACTCAACTTGATATTTATTCTCTAATTTCTTTTTTGCTATTATATAAAATTCTTTAAAATATTCTTTTCCATAACCTGAACTTTCATTAAATTTATTTATGTAACCCCAAAAAGGGTTCAAACCTTTTGGAAAATTTACATCATCAATATTTTGAAGCATAACTTTTTTTCTTGTAACTTTTGATTTATTTAAATTATCTTTGTTTTTTATATATTTAGTTACTATACTATCTATGTTTGCAATTTTTATGGTAGGCCTGGGCGACGATCCTGCAGCATTTTGCTCTGACCCTTCGAACTCTATCGGACAAGGTAAATATTCTTTTCCATGAAAAAATATGCTTTTATCAAAATTTTTTCCCGCATGAAGATATAAATATCCAACCGATACATCTATATAAACCTCAAAAAGCTCTAAAAAAGTATCTGGGTTTAATGTTAATATTGATTTTAAATCTGATACACTCATAAATTTATATTTTTATTCTGTTTAGTCCTCTACGGTACCCATTCTTCCCCAAAATATTTCAGTACTTTTAGTTCCTCCTTTATAATATGTTCCTGTATTAGGAATTTTTTCTGCCTCTGGAAAAACATAAGTTTCCTGCCTTAGATTGTCTCTATATAAGTACTTTCCAACCCCTGGTAATATTTCTGAAGGAAATGTAGACCCATTGACATAAAAAGCTTGAGGACTAGGATTATCTACTGTACCAAAATTACCATCTATGTATTTTCCAGTAGCAGGGTTGCAAGCTCCTAAGAAAAGCTTTCTTTTTGAATATTTAGCAGTTAAATTATCAAGGATTACATCTATAGCATTTTCCATTGTATAATTTGATTGCTTATCTCCTATATTTGTATAAGTAACAACGTCGTATATGTTAAATTTTAAACAATCCCAAAAGTAACCTGAACGAGTAGTTCTCCTATCTATTTCTAGATATTTTCCTGTACCCTTCGTCGCTAATTGAGTTTTATTAATGTAATTTCTTCCCGTAAGTAATGAAAGCGGAGGACGGGTTTTGCTGTTCCAGTACGTTAATTTATCACTACGAACAAAGCCCTCATCAGCAACAAAGTCGCCATTTGAAAGATCAGGATAACTATTCATTCTACACCAATTATTAATGTATAGAAATTGTGATTGGCCTACCTTTAAGTTATCGGCTGTAAATCCTCGATCTCTGGTTTTTTTGCTAAACCAATCGCGTGTCAAAAGGTTTTCTTGTTTATAACCCACATCATCGCAACCCCAAAAATAAGTATTTGTAACAGTATTATAACCTTGATATATAATACTTAATTTATTTTTATTCCAAACTCTCTTTTCATCAAAACCAGAATAAGCTCCAATATCATAATCAGATCTCTGCTTAGTTCTTTCTATGTATACATTTCTTTGTCTTTTAAATGTGGCTTCTACGATGGCTTGATTCAAATTAAATGTTTCTCTTGTCCTAAGTGGATATACGCCCATTAAACTATATGGATCACGAGGATCTGCTGTAAGATCACTCAAAGCAGCTCCAGTATAATTCGTTGGTTCCCTTTGCCACATTTCAAATGAAGGCATATGTGACCAATCAAATTCTCCGCATGTATCACTATATAATCTTAAAACATTTTTAGATTCTCTTATTGCAGGATTCACTCTAAAAGAATCGTTTGGACTAACCCATCTACCGACTTCTAATCTAAGGGCATTATATTCATTATACTGAAGCCAATGACTTAATTGTTCACAGCCACCACTAAACCCAGTTTTAGAAAATGAAGAGAAAGGAAAATTACAATAACTAGCCCCATTCATAACATCAGAACCCATAAAATAAGGCTCACCATTAGTCACATCAAAATTTGCAAACTTTGCATCCTCTGCCCACCTGGTAAATCTTTCTCTTGAAGGCACAGGAGGTTGTACATATTTATTATAGTACATCTCGAAATTACTATCCATATAACCACTTAAAAATCTTCCCGTATCCCTCTGCTCATATAAAAAAGTATTCAACGGATCAGAATTATCTAACAAAAACCATTTTAAATTACTATACCCATTTCCACCATCAGTAAGGAAGTATAGATCATCATTCAAATTATTTAATTGCTCTGTGTAAGTATATTGACGTCCAGTACGAGGGTTTAATAAATCGGGATCTAATTTTCTATCTTTATCATCATAATCTAAATCTACCACATAAAATGTTAATATATTGTCATAGCTTAATTGGTCTTTTTCTTCAATACTCATTCGATACCAATCTATTGCTCCTGATAATGGAATTCTTATATGCCCACTACTGGGAAGTTGATAATAAACATGTTTATCACCTCCAGAAAACATATCTGCCCCAAAAAAACCCACATTGTTATCGTCCATTAGAACGGTTCCATCAGCAATTTCTCCACTATTACCACACATAAATATAGCTGCGTCAGCATTACTTATAACAGAAGTACCTGTTCTATAATCACAATATCCATAAAAATGGTCCCCCGACCAATCAAAAAGCCTAATATTGTTTTGAAATTCTTTTGCGCCACCACTACCACTTATATAAATACTCATCCCTGTATAATTATATTGTGGATAAAGATCAAAAAGATCAACAGCGTTTTGATATCTTAAATTATTTACTATAATTAAATTAGTTGAATGATCATAAGTAAAATTACAAGGGAAAGCGAAATTTGGAGTCAAT